AATTAGTTCGCAACATTCTTTGCTCCACATAATCGCGGAACTTAGGATCTGTATTAAACCTTGGGTTATTGCGCTCAGCAGAAAACTCACGCTTGGTTTGATAACCAGTGATTCCTTGCTGAGTGCTTGCCATTGGAACTTGTCCTTTGGCTGTTTGTTTGGGTTCAGCAGCCTTGCTTGTCCCTGTAGCCTTGGCATACTTTGCCTGTAGACCATAGAGAGCAACATCCCAAGAAGGAGATGCGAGGTTTTGATTGATTGCGTTCTGTTCGGCTTGAGTTAGGTTCTTACTAGCCCAATCAAACATCTTTGCAAGTTGATCTTTTCCACCAATAAGCTCAGCAGCCTTGCTATAAGCAATCTCTAGCTTTGCTTTCTGGCCCATCATATATTCATTAATGATGGATTCTGGTAGATTGGTCTTCTTCTTAATCGTATCAAGAGTCTCGGGAGATAGATCATTCTTAGTAGCGAACTCAACAGTCCACTGCTTCCAATCATCTTCGGTAGCAACGGCTGGAGTCTCAGCCTTGACTTCTTCTACCTTCTTCTCGGGGATCTTAAGAACTTCTGGTACGACAGGAATCTCTTCCTGTGCCTTCGGAGCAGCATCCTGTTTGACCGGGTTTGCTGTAGAGGGTGTCTGCTCATACTTCTTCTTTAGATCTGATACTTCCTGCCGTGACTTGGTGTATTCCTTTTGAGCATTCTTTAGGCTTTCAAACCAAGCTCCTGCATCCTTGAAATTTTCAGGAACAGTCATGCCTTGGTTTCTTACATAAGCGTCAAAAGCAGCCTTCTCACGGGCGAGAATAGCATCCTCTGCTGTCGATGTAAGAGATTGTTCCTGTGATACTACTGGAGTCTCGGAGGATTGTTCCATCATATCGGGAGTCTCTTCATTCATAGTGTGTGTCTTTCGTTAGAGTTAAAAATTAATATGACTTCTTGGCTGGCTTCTTAGCCGCCTTCTTCTTAGCTGGCATCTTTGGCTCAGCCTTCTTCTTCATTGGCTTCTTCATTTCTTTCCTTTCTTTGGGTATACCATTTTCATAGCATCTTTTCCTGTGCAAGTAGTTGTCTTACCACAATTGCACTTATATGTTTTTTTTGCCATTGGTTTTTATCCTATTCTTATAGCAACTAATCCACTTGCTTTTTCAGTACCAAGTATAACATCAGTTGCTATTACATAATCGGCTGGTGTTATTGTCGTACCAGTAGCAGCTTGCACACTAATAGTAGTTTGATTAGTAAGTGTTACTATAGTACTACAAGAAATCTGTGTAGCATTTCCTGTTTGACTAGCCATACCTTGACTACCAGAAGTATAAGTTGTTGTTCCATCAGTAAGTCTAGCAGAAAAAGCACGAAAACCAGTACTGGGTCGCTGCAAAGTAATATTACTAAGCAATAACCAAGTACCTGAACTTAAACTTAAACTAGTTACTGTATACCAAACACTAGCAAGTGATAAGGTTACATTGCTTGTGATGTAACTTTGTGCTGAAGTTAAACCAGTTGTAGCAATTCCCGCTAAACCTGTAATATCAGACACAGAATGAGTATGAGATAAGTTTGCTTTAGTTACTAATCCAGCTTCTAGTGCAGCTGGTTTAAGAGCGGTATCAGCGGAAAGTTTTATTTGCTCCGTCTGCTGAACAGAAGAATTCAGCAAACGCTGCAACTTCTTGTTCAGTAGTGTTTGTTGCTGTAAACTTCTGTTTAAATTCATTGTTTATTCCCAAGAATTATCTTCTTCAGTTATTCTATTAGGAGCCATAATAATTGTATTAGGTTGCGTAATAGAATTATAAAAAGCAATATCTTCTGAATATACTGTCTCAATAATATTTTTTTGTTCTTCAGTTATTGTTGGTTTGGTTTGTTCTGTTTGATTACTTACAGGTAACGAACCTAAACCAAGAAAAGCAACAAAATCATTAAGATGCTCTTCTAATTTAAACACATGGCTTTCACCCCATGTTTTTAAATGCTGAAATTCAAAATGAACATTTGTTAAAATAGGTAAGCTTTTTTTTCTAAACTGAACTGGTGTATTATTTACTAAAGAATCTATAGCATTATTAATATCAATGTTTAGATAAGCAACTCCAGATAAAAACCTATCAAGAGGGTTTCTAACCAGTAAAACAACTGGCTTTGATGGTATTTTTTCTGAAGGACATATACCATGCCATCTTAAATTATCTGGATTTTTTCCTTCAGGATAAGCAGCAGTTATAATACTGTTTTCAATCTGAGGATAATACACTTGAATAATACGACGAGCAATAGAACTGCTGGCTGTTTTTGGATTAAGGGCTACAGAATAATTAGGTGTAATAAAATAAGGTAGCATAATTTATTGTGTGATTACCACATATCCTTTCGCAGTAGCTATGCCTGTATTGCAAGTCAATGCACCGGGATTTCCTTGAACTTGAATAAAACCAGTATTAGGAGACACTGTGCCAAGATCTTCAAACATTACATTTAAAGCAGAAGCAGACAAGTTACAATTAGAAACATTTAAACCACCTGTTACTTTGCTATTTTTCTTTGACATATAGCCTGTAAAAACACAATCTTTGCATCTTACTGATGAAAGAGCAGAATTTGAACTTAAATCAGCAGCCGGAATAGAAACATAGTTTAATATTATTTCTGTTGCATTAGTTATTGAAAGCACTATTGCTGAAAAACTACGATAAGAAAAATCAAAAATAGTGGTAGCAAATAAAACACCTAGTATACTTAAATAACCGGTAAAATTTAATGGTATTACAGGTACATCTATAGGGCTTGGTGTGTTTAAATAAGCTGTTCTTAGTACTAAAGAAGTGTTTTGAGAACTTAAGTATGTTTTTAAACCTGTAACAGAAGAATTTAAATCTATTGCTAAGTTTAAATTCCTAAAAGAACTAAAATCTAGTATATTATTTCCAATAAGATTTCTAATTTGAAGCGTTGATAGTTCTGCTTTTTCAGGTAAAGTTAAACTTGAGTTTGTTAATGCAGCTATAGTAAGTGCAGAACAATTTTTTAATTGTGTTGTGTCTACATTTATAATAGCATTTAAAGTATTTACTGCTTTTAAATCTATAAAAGAACCAAAAGGAATACCTGTAGAAGTACAAGGAAAAACTGTAATTTGTTTTATATTTGGAGAAGCAGTCGCTGCTTTTGATATTGTTGCTGTTGAGGCATTAGCAACTGCTATTTCTTCTTCTCCTGTCCACCAAATAACTTTTACAAAACCAGTTGAACTCCATGCATTTAGAACAAAATTACCAGAAGATCTGGTTGAATAAAAAACTATTGCGTTAGGTGCTGACTTACTTGGTGTTTGTTGTTTTAATTTTCTTGTGCTGTGGACAATACTAGAATCATCGTCACCTAAACCAAGTATGCGCCCTCTCATTAAATAAACCCATAAAAAATTTGACCACCATCGGCTGCTCCAGAACCAGTAGCAAAATAATCAAACTCAATTAAGGAAGAACCCATAGTATCTATTAAACAAGTACCACTAACAGTATTAGTAGCTGCTGAATCTTGTATATACTTTACATTACTAAGAGAACTGTTACTTACGCTTCCGCCTTTAATACCTTTAAAACCAGAAACACTGTTAATTGTAATAGCAGTAGAGTCCGTATTAACAGCTAAAGAAGTTATGTCTGCTAGTAAATAAGGAACATATAAAGTTGTTGCTCCATTTTTAGCTGTTCTCCATCCAGTAACTCTTAAACGTAAATTGGTAGGAGAAGTAGAAACAAAAGGAAGAATCTTTATGTAGTTAAAAATATCATTAGGGACTATATTAGCACCAGTTGGTGCGGTTGTTGTTGGACCTAGTGCGTGTGTACCAGCAACAAAAGCTATGTTTGTGGGTATATTACTAGATAACAACTTTAACTCAGATTGCTGAGTTTTCATTTGTGTGTATGATTGTGTGTGAATCATTGTTTTCTTTCTTGCTATTCTTCTAGCACTTCAACTGATAATAGATTACTGCAAAAATTATTTGTCAAGCTTTCAATAAGCCTAATTGTTAAAAATCCAGTATTCCGTCCAGTAGAAATAGCTACAGTCAATTGATCATTGTTTGAAAATGTAGAAGAAGTCGGTGTGTTAGAAGGCCACGCAATATAAGCACCATTATTTTTTTTCCAGTATATTGTTACACCAGCAACAGTCGATGCAGGAGTATATCTAAATGTTAAAGGAACTTTTACGTTTGATAAAGTAAAAGTTTGAATATCTGTAGTAAAAGTTCCTGTAAATGTAAATAAATTATCAGGAAAAAATACTAAAAAATCTAATGCTGAAAAAGTTAATGGTAAAATTCTACTGCGGTCTTCTTTAGAAAAGGCATAAAAATAATTTGAAGACCTACTTCGTAGCATCTTATTTCTTTTTCTTTTTACGCTTTGGGAGTTTAGTTCCCTTTGGAGTTTCTTTTTGCCAGCGCGCAGCTATCTTTGGATGAACTGCGTACATGAACTTTTGTTGTTGTCGTGACTTGAATGGCATTTACCACCTCACTTGCTTACCGCTCTTCTTGGCGCGAACGCCTTTAGCAGTACACATTGACTTGGTTGGGCGACAAGCAGGGTATCCCCTACCTTTTTCGCTTGCACTTTTACGACCGCATGGCTTACCTGTCTTACAGTCGATCCAACCCTTGCCGTTGTTGCGGGAGAACCAGCCATGCAATCCCTTCTTTTTCTCAAGAGAAAAGTCGGCTTTCTTTTTCTTTTTAGCCATTACTTCTTCCTCTTGGATTTGTTGCCCCACTTAGCAGCACCGACTTTACGGCACTGTACCATAGCACCTGAAGCATAAGCAGAATGCTTTTTATAGCGTGACATTACTTTTTTATAGCATGCATCTTTTGGCATATTACTTCTTACACTTTCTGCCCTTTGGACATGACTTCTTAGAACCGCCGGGACCAGCCCAGAGATCTTTGCAAGCCCAATACTGAGCAGTCAACTTGTTCTTGGCAGAACCGCACTTATGTCTTGCACGAAAAGACTTACGGGCAGCGGGACTATAGTTGTGACCATAACCAGCAGCACCGTAATGAATGATTTTTTCTTGACCATTAGCGCAAGCTTTGACAACTTTCTTTTTATTTGGGTTGGGCGACTTGCGTGGTTTGTTGCAAGGCATGCTAGCCTTGTTTAATTTCTTAGCCATTATTGACCTCCTGTAAAGGCAGACATGTCTGATCCAGAATTCTGGAGTACATTTAAAATACCTTGTCCACCATTTTGAGCTAGGTCTTGTTGACCAGCATTTACCGCAAGATTTCCAAGAGCACTAGCCGCTGCATTACCACCAGACATTGCCATCTGCTGTTGCATCATTTGCTGTTGCTGCATCATTTGTTCTTGCTGGATTTCTTCCATTGATCGTACCCAATTACGAGCATCAAAACCAAGAGAAGTAATCAAAGCTCTCGCATATTCATCCCATTTAAAAGCCATTGCAGCTTGTTCTGGTAGGTTGCGTACCATTTCACCCATTTGCATTAACTTTTGGAGATCGGTATCACGGCTAAGAGCTTGTAATCCAGTTACAACTTCAACAGAAAGCATTCCTTCATTGTCAAAGAATTGATCATACATACGTTGATCTAGTTCTTCGGCCTCAATCATAAGGAAAACTGTACGCTTAACAATAGGTTCCATGAGATCTCTAGCAATTGCTGAGAAAGCACCACCTAAGACTGTCTCAAGTTCTGAACCAATCATGCGTACTGCTGTTGCAGTAACACGGTCGCCGCTTGGAAGAGCAGAAGATGACATTAAAAATGCCTGTCCAATTTCTCTACGCATTACTTCTACAGCAGTTTGAGCTGAGCTAATTTGCGGATTCATTGTTTGAGAAGGCGATAGTACAAACACATCCTGTTGTCTTACAGGAATCCAAGCACCATTGGGAGCTTCGGCTACATCGTCTACTTCAGTTAGACCTGAAGGATCAATACCCATCCAGAAAGCTGAAGCAGCGGCCATACCATCAAGCAATGCTTTAGTATAACCATCAAGACTTGACAGATCTCCTAGGATATCTTCGCAATGCGATCTCCCGTAGTTTTCTCCGGGTATGCCGTACCACCGTAGGACCGTTACAGGACAAATCTCGTAGACACCTTCTGCCAATAGGTTTCCATCTTCGTCTTCTTTTTTGTATTTCCATACACTGTCCTCCTTTAGATACTGGCAATATGTTTTTTTGTATCCTTTTTTGGCTGACTCAGGTAACGAATAATGTTGTCCTATTTCAAGTGGATCTATAAGATCATACTCAACATGAATAATTTCATTTACTTCGCCAGATACAGTTCGCTGGTTGACGTAATGATCCAATCTAGTTACTTTAAATTTAAAGTCATCTAGTTCATGGACCAAGCAATCGCCAACAACAATAAGATTCTGTATAGCTTGGTAAATAGTTTCTCTTAAGTTAGTTCCAATAAGCTTTCTATAAACTTGATAGCTCATTGTTTCTAAATACTGACCAATTTCTGCGGTAGGTTCTACACCAGACCGCAGACTAAACTTAAAAAATGGAGTATCATTCAAAGGCATCATTGCCGAAAGCATTCGGCTGGCTAGAGAAGTAACGCCTCTTGCACCAACAGATGAGTTTGGCTGAGGCAATTCCATTTCTTCAGTCCATCCTTCTGGTGGAAGGATACTTGGAATAGTCAAAGCAGCGCACAGTCTAGCTCTATAAATTTTAGATGTTCGCATAGCATCTAACATTCTAAAGCGATCAGCAAGATTCTTTGTCATTTATTCCTCCTTATGTTCCACTCATACCGTCGTATAAAGAAGAATAGAAATCAAGAGTCTGTGAAGTAGCTCCTTTGATTCCCTGCATTTGTTGTTCTTCAGCTTGAGCTTGTGCTTCTAAGATAGCTTCTTGTTCTGCTTGCTCAGAAGCTTGAATTGCTGATTGTTCTGTTGCTTTAATACGAGCCTGCTCAGCTCTTTCTCTGGCTTCTCGTCTTACTTCAGCATCTTCTGCTGCTTTTCTTCGCTCTTCTTCCTGTTGCTTTTGAAACTCTCGTTCTTCTTGCATCAGTTTTTGTTGTTCTTGATATGTCATACCACCGCTTATTTTAGGTGATCCACCCATATTAAGCACCTCCTTGCTGTTGTTTAAGGACAGCTTTTAGTTTGTTTACAACTTCAATCTGCCCCGCTCTAAACGCAGCTTTGCGTGTGAATACTTGTTCATGCATTTCTGCATCGTATTCTAGAGGCTTATAAAGTTCTTCCAGAATCTTTATTAACTCTGGGTCGATTCTCGGAAACTTTTCTAATTTCATTTGTTAGTTCATCTAGTTTTGTATAGATGT